ATTGCCGCTGCACGGCTACGGCTTGCCGAACTGGAGAGCGAGAGCATTTAGGGCAACGAGGCGCCGCCCCGCCGCCTTATTAGGCGAGCCCGCGGTTAGTTATCCCCCCAAGGTGCAAGAGTAAACCAATAGCAATAGTAGAAAGCGAGAATAGAAAAATGGCAGACATTAAGAAACTCTCGGAAAAGCGCGCGGCGCTTTTGACCGAGGCTACGGCCCTGCTTGCCGATACGGCAGAGAAGGGCGAGGGCCTTACGGGCGAGAGCCAGGCGCGATTTGATGCGCTCACGGCCGAGGCCCAGACGATTGCTGCAACGATTAAGAGCGAGCGCGAGGCCACCGAGGCCCGAGCCGCCGCCGATGCAGCGCGCGCAGAGTACGCAACCGCGATGGCACCAAAGGTTGAGGCGACCGATGATTCGGCCGAACTCCGCCGGCTTGCCCGCGAGGGCGGCGAGCGCACCTTTGAGGTACGCGACGTTACTAAGAGCACCGGGCTGGGCAACCCAGTTACCGTTGCAAACCGCGTAAACGTTGTTGCCGGGCAGGTAAACCCGTTCCTTAATCCCGACGTTGTTGAGATTATCCGAGCGAGCACCGGTAACCAGATTCTCCTCCCGCGCGTAACCGCCCTCGGCACGGCCGCGGCAGTTTCCGAAGCGGGCCAGATTGGCGAGAGCGACGGCACACTTTCTAACCTGGCCCTTACGCCGGCGAAGTATGCAACGCTCCTCCAGATTAGCCAGGAACTGGTTAATGATGCAGCCTTCGACATTGCGGCTTTTGTTGCCGATAAGGCAGGGCAGGAAGTTGGTATTGCACATGGTGCAGTTGCCGGCCCAGCCGTTGCCGCAGCGGCAACCGTTGGTAAGCAGGGTGCAGCCGTTGCGCCGGTGTATGCCGACCTGGTTGACCTTATTTATTCGGTTAAGCAGCAGTACCGCCGAGCCCCAAAGCGCGGCTTTATTGCTAATGACGCCACGATTGGCGGCATTATGAAGTTGCTGGATAGCCAGAACCGACCTATTTTCGTACCAGGCGACCTTGGCCGCCCGGATACGGTGCTCGGGTTCCCGGTTTATAGCGGCGCACTTGCCGATACGGGCGACGAGGCCCTCTCGGTGGTGTTTGGAGATTTGGGCGCCATTAAGACCGTTGTGGTCGGTGGCGTTGAGATTGCTTCGAGCGCCGACTTTGCCTTTAACTACGGGCTTATTACGTACCGTATCCAGGTGCGTGGCGTAACCGGGCTTATCGAGGCCTCGGCGGTTAAGTCCTTTAAGGGCGCAAACGTCTAATAGCCAATACGGCTACTAGATAGGCATTGGGGGGTTTGGCATACGCCAAGCCCCCCAATGCTATTAAGGGGGTACGCATGCTAGTTAAGATGCTTAACCACATTACGGGCCTACGCAATGGCGTCGCATGGCCGCCGAGGGGCGGCGTTGCCGATTTGCCAGCCGATGAGGCTAACGCACTTATTGCACATGGCTACGCGGTACCGCTACCCATGGCGCCCGCTACAATGCCGGAGGAGCCGCGCGAGGAGGCGGCACTTATTGAGCCTATCGAGCGCGCAACCAAAGTAAAGCGAAAGCGGGGTTAAAGCATGGCAGAGATTAGCAGCGCCCAGGTTACGGTTACTACTACCGCTACACTTTTGGTGCAAGCCGATACCGACGGTTGCCGCGTAGTTATCCACCATAGCGGCGGCGGCTCGGTGTATCTTGGCGGCGCCGACGTTACTACGGGTAATGGCATGCAACTTATGAATGCCGACGGGTTTTTAGAGTTGGCGCTACCTGCTAATGCTAAACTTTATGGCATCGTAAGCACCGGCACCGAGATAATCCAGGTATTGAAAGTAGGCAATAACTAACTATGAGTTATGCAACCCTTGCCGAGTTTAAGGCCAGCGTAGGTATTACCGATAGCACCGACGATACGGCGCTACAATCGGTACTTGATGCTACCGACCAACTTATAAATAACTATTGCGATACCAAAGTCGGGTTTGGGCAAACCGCAAGCCAGGCGCGGTACTACACCACCGGCAACCTATCGTTCGTGCTTACCGACCCTATCGTTAGCGTATCCAGCCTACAAACCGACGATGATGGCGACGGAACCTACGAAACCACATGGGCAAGCACCGATTACATACTTAGCCCGCGCAACGCGGCGCTCGATAGCCGACCCTATACCGAGGTAGATACCGCCCCTAATGAGCCGAAACTATTCCCCCTTACCTACCTTGCCGTTAAGATTACGGGCGTATACGGGTGGCCAGCGGTACCTAGCGCGGTAAAGCAAGCGGCACTTATCCAGGCGGGCGCCGTATGGTCGAGCCGCATCGCCCCCTTTGGCGTTATCGGTAGCCAGGATTTGGGCGGGGTTATGCGCATGAGCCGAGCCCTGCACCCAGAAGCCCAAGTCCTATTAGAGCCGTACCGCAATAGGTTTGGTATCCAGGCGTAATGGACGACCTTACAATCCATACCGCGGTAGCCGCTCGGCTTGCAGCCGCAACGCCGCCTACGGGCTATACCCTACGGGCGGCGCACGCAACCCCGCCCGATAACCTCGCCGTAGTACCAGCCGCGGTATGCGTACCAGGCGGCGATACCATAACCTATGGCACCGGCGGCAGCCGTACTACCGTGCTTACCGTAAGCGTAACCATTTACCTTAATGAAGTAGCCGACATGGCCCGCAAATACGCCGACCTGCTTACATGGCGCACATGGCTACGGGGGGTGTTTGATGGGCAGGTGCAACTAAACACAGCGGGGGTAGCCCAAGCGGTAGTTTCTAGTACTACACTAGGCACCGATACCTGGGCCGACCAAACCTACCTTACGGTTAGTGCGGACTTACAGGTAAGCATTTTGGAAGGGGTAAACGTAAGTGCCTAATACGCTGGTAGTAAAAGTTGTGCAGCCTCGCGCCGAGGGTAACCCGTACCTTCCCGCAACCGATGAGGCCACCGAGATTGCCGCCGACGTTGCCCTATCGCTAGCAGCCTCCGGGCTGGTTGAGATTGTAGAAACCAAGCCCGCGGCACCCGCCGCTAAGCCAACTAAGGAGTAATAGACCATGGCCATTACGCTAGGCGCAAAGGCATTTACCAAGGTAGTTGCCAAGAGCGAAGCCGCATACGGTACCCCCGCAACCTTTGGCGATGCCGACGGCGAGTTGCTGCATACCGACATTGTGGGCATTGTTGACCCCGGCGTAACGGTAGATTTGGGCGACGATAAGAGCGTCGGTATCCGCCCGCGCCGCGTAGCCGCGGCTGCAACGATTACCGCCAAGGCACCTACGGTTACCTTTGGCGAGGCGCCCGCATCATTGCGCACCCTCCCGGTGCTATTCGATGCGTTGGCAACGATTACCCCGAGCGGCTCGGGCCCGTATACCTGGGCATACGCGCCAAGCCAAACCGACGTTGATACGCTTAAAACGTATAGCCTTTACGTTACCGATGGCTACCAAAAGTTTATTATCGACGGGTGCGTACCTACCGAGATTACGCTAAGCGCCGACCAGGGCGGGCTTTTGCAGGTAGGTAGCACGTGGGCAGGGCGAGCCCTCGCAACTACGAGCGATACAAGCACCGCCGCCTTTGCCACCCAATACTTTGTGCCAGGGCGCCTATTCGGCCTTAAAACCAAGGCAACCTTTATTACCGATAAGACGGGCACGGGCGCAACGGCGTACTCCTCATACATTACGAACTGGAACCTAACCCTTACGCCGGGCGTAGCGCCGTTGCAGGTGCTTAACGGCTCGACCACGAACGTAAACGCGGGCGGCGTTGCCTATACCGGCGCCCTTGATGGCACGCTCGAACTTACGATTGCCAGCAATAGCAGCGCTAATAGCACCTTTGCCGTAGGCGACATTGGTACTACTAAGTTTGTGCAGGTGTACGGCACCGATGCCAACGGGTACGGCTTTACCGCCAACGTATGCGGCGTGGTTGAGAGCGTAAGCGTTATTGGTAGCGAGGCCGACGGCCTTATCCTAAACACCGTTACGCTGCAACTAGCCAGCAACGGCACCAATAGCATTTTGGCTTGGGTTGAT